CGGCGCAACTTTTTCAGTAACGTCGGCTGGAACTGTTTATACACCGTCTATTTTAAATAGTGGTGACGCAACAAGAACTGCTAGAATTATTACAGGAACTGGCAGCGCACAAACAACGGCAACACAAACAAGATTTGGATCAGGTAGTTTGCGTATTCCAAACTCAGTGTCACCGGCAACTGCTACTTCTTACGCAACTATTACAAGCAACACGGGCTTAGAATTTGGCACTGGAGATTTTACTATTGATTTTTGGTTCAGAACAGACTCAATTGGCACTAATCAAACGCTGGTTGATATGAGAAATACTTCATCTGACAGTGCAGTAGTTTTAGGATTTAACTCGTCAAATAATGTATATCTATTTGTTAACGGGACAACTAGAATCACTGGTACAGACAGCGTGGCTGCAGAAACATGGCATCACTTAGAACTATCAAGGTCAAGCGGCTTTACTGAACTATTCTTAGACGGACAAAGTCAAGGTACTTGGACTGACAGCACTACTTATGCTCTTCGACCAGCGATTATTGGTGCAGACTACCTAGGTGCTGGAGACGGATTTCTTGGATTCATTGATGAATTTAGAATATCTAAAGGCATTGCAAGACATACAGCAGGATTTACTGTAGCAACATCACCATATACAAATGATTCAAATACCACTGCACTATTACATTTTAATGAATCAACTGGATCAGCAGTATTTACTGATGATATTGGTGGTTATTCTTCAGGTAACCAATTTGTTATTCGTGGAACTGAATTAGGCGGCGCAACCCCAGCTAATGATTTAACAATTACTGTTCTAACGGTAACTGCTGATAAGAAAATAGCCACTATTTCTGGCGCTGGCACTGCACTAGATGACGACATTTATACTACATTGGCTGGAACACTATTGACTGGAAACGGAAGTGGCTTAACTCTTAATGTAAGTACTTCAGGAACTGTTTATTCAAACGTAACAACAGGCGCTATTGGATCTGGGTATGTTGCTGGCGATAAAGTTAAAGTTGTAGGAACAGTATTATCAGGGACAGCAAGCGCAAGTTCAGCATCATACAGCTCATTAGTACCAACTAACACAGTAACAAAGGGATCTGGTTTAACAGTAACTATTGGTAAAGCAAGCGGATCTTATACATTTAATTCAGTAGGAAGTGGCGGTGACAACTATGTTGTTGGAAATAGATTAAAAGTATTAGGAAATGTTTTAGCTGGCGCTATTGTAACGCACGATTTAATATTAACAGTTACAGAAATTGACACAAGTGGATCAGTAGTTGATGCTACAGTCACTGGTACAAGCGCAGGCGGACAAGCAATAGATTTCTATTCAACAGTTATTATTTCAGAACCAACAATAGCAGTGTTGAACACAATAACACCTGTAACATTTGCAGCTATTGCGGTAATTCAAGTTACGTTTCTTTCTAATCACGGTCTAGTTCCTGGAGCTGGTATTTTAGTTAATATTACCTCAGCAGCTTTGAATCAAAATTTGGCTGCTGGACCGTTCTTCGTTGAGCAAGTACCAACCCCAACTGTTATTAGATATACTGCAAGAGCTGAAGGAAATATCAACGTTGGCGGCCTCACTGGTATTATATATACACGAACAGACACATTCGTATGAGTAAGAACTATATTCGTTACCAGTCAGGTAAGGGACTAATGTATACTACTGGCGCATTATTTGCTCCTAGTTATGACCTATTATTAGCAACTTCAACAGGATTGAATGTTGGAAGCATCATTACATTCACAACTGACGACGTCGATCACGGATTACAAGTTGGTGCCGATGTTAAAATTATTGGTGTTGAAACTAGCGGATATAATAACGAGTATGTTGTATATTCCATTATAAGCGAACGTATATTTACAGTTGTTGCAACTCAACAACTAGGTGCAACTACAGCAACGCTGACAAGTCAAGCACAAATTTCATTGTATAGATGGAATGGCGCAACTGTACGTGCTGGATGTTTTGACGATCAAAACGGCATGTTCTGGCAATACAACGGACAAAGATTGGCTGTTACTGTGAGATCATCAACGTTCCAAGTTGCTGGCAGCGTGACAGCAACACCAAACAGCAATGCATTAATTGGCATTAACACTAGATTTAGAGATCAGTTAAAAGCTGGTGACAAGATTGTTATTAAAGGCATGACACACACAGTAACCAGTGTGCCAAGTCAAACATCATTGTTTATGAATCCTGACTATCGTGGTGCAAACGTTGGTACTAAAATAAAATTATGTCGTGTACAAGATAGATTCTTTTATCAAGAAGACTGGAATAGAGATTCAGCAGACGGAACAGGACCAAGCGGATACCACATTGACATCACAAAGATGCAGATGATTGGTATTCAATACACTTGGTATGGTGCTGGTTTTATTGATTACATGCTACGTGGACGTGAAGGCAATTTCTTATTCGTACATCGAGTACGTAACAACAACGTTAACACAGAAGCATTTATGAGATCTGCCAACTTACCAGTGCGTTACGAAGTTGTTAACGACGGTGCATTGGCAATGTTGACAGCTGATATGACTACAACATCAACATCAATTCCTTTAGATGATACAGACGACTTCCCCGATACTGGAACTGTGTATATTGATAATGAAATGATATCGTATACATCTAAGACAGCTACGTCATTAGGGGGTCTAACTCGGTCAGCCCCGCTAAGTAATTTCTCAGCAGGAGCTACCAGAACTTACACAGCTGGCGATGCTGCCGCCCACTCAATTAGAACTGGTGTTATATTCATAAGCAATAAAACAAGTCCAGTTATTAGTCACTGGGGTAGTGCTTACTTAACAGACGGTGGATTTGACACTGACCGTGGTTATTTGTTCAACTATCAAGCTACTTCTTTTATTGCAACCACAGCACGTAAAACAGCATTCTTAATTAGATTGGCTCCCAGTGTGTCTAACGCTATTGTTGGAGACTTGGGTGATAGAGAACTAATTAACAGAGCGCAGTTGCTACTACAAGGTATTGAAGTTACTGCGGGCACAGGTAGTGCTTCTGGTATCGTTCTTGAGGGGGTACTAAACCCAAGCAACTATCCAGTTAATCCAACACTAATTGACTGGCGCTCTTTACAAAATCCGTCAGCTGGAGGTCAACCATCGTTTGCACAAGTGGCTTTGGGAACTTCTGTAACATGGAATAACTTGTTTACTGTGTCATTTGATGCCACAACAAGGACATATGGTGTTGGTAACGGATTCTACTATGCAGAATTCCTTGCAACAGAGGTTGCTAAAGTACGAGTTGGTATGGTAGTAACATCTCCGACTGCTGGGGTTCAAGCAGTTATTCCAGGCGGTACAACAGTTTCTTACATCAGCGGCCTATTTAATAGAAGCGGTACAAACTATGTAACAATTTATTTTAACAAGAACTTTACTGGAAACATACCAGTTAGCTCATCATTCTCTTTCAGTTCAATTGCTGAGTATGCTGCTCCTGGAGAAACTATTTTCTCTTTCGTTGGATTGCCAAACAATCAAACAGCGTTGAGCTTGGGACAGTTGAAAGAAATTACCAATACTGCTATTGGTGGTAGAGGTGTATATCCCAATGGTCCAGACGTATTGGCCATTAACTGTTACTTGACTGGTGGTAATCAGCAAGAAGTTTCAATTGTGTTGCGTTGGTCAGAAGCTCAGGCGTAATACGCAACCACAAAAAAACGCTGCTTAGGCAGCGTTTTTTAATGACTGAAATTTACATTAAATCAATTACATCAAAAACAGTTTGTAGTTTGGTACGCATGGTTTTGTTGCCAAAACTACTACGCAATGCTTGGTGTAAGGGTTTGGGAGATCCATCAATGGAACTCCAACACCACCCTTCGTGTTCATCACTTAATGTTGGTATGAATTCTTCTTCTACTACGCACAGATACGTGTGAAAATTAAAGACACTGTCGTTGCTAACAAATGTTTCTAACGGCATTGTTTTAATTATAGAGGGAGGCTCGCCAATTTCTTCTTGGATTTCACGTTGGAGACCTTGCCAAGCACTTTCACCTTGGTCGTTTGTCCCACCAACCAAGCCCCATGTGCCTGCATGTTTTCCATGAGATTTTTGTAGTAATAAAATTCTACCTGTTTGTTTGGCATAAAATACTGCCCCGCTACAGACAATTTTATCTTTTATAGTTCTAGTCTCCATGTACCCCTCGCATATTCGCCTTCAAAGCTCTTGCCCCATTGGACTCCGTTCCATTTGTATTGAACGTTAGTATATATGTTAGTTAGGTATATGATCTGGTCATTTGTGGCACCAGCATCCATTACTACGCTCCACTTGTTGCCATCCCACTCAATGATGTCATTAGTGTTGGCAATAAAATCGCTGCCGTCAGCATTCTTCCAAGCATCAGGTCCGTCTTCATTCAAGTATAGTTCGTATGTGATTACATCATCGATTGCAACAGTTGTGTCCAAACGTAATACTAACATGTCAGCAATATTAGATCCAGTTGCACTGACTTCTAACCCATTTACAAATACTTTGAAATCAGTAATTTTATCATACTCTGTGTTAGTGTCCAATCTATTACTGCGATTTTCAGCAATCAATGTTTCTCTGATTCCGCCGCCAATGTTGTTAATAATCAAGTATCGTGTACCAACTGAAGGTGCATCTAATCCAGCACCTGGACCACTCTTTTCTGGATCAACAATCGCATCAAATGTTCCTGGACTGTTAGGCCTACTAGTTGACGCGATATCAGTGTTGGTTGGAAAAGTGTCTGGATCCCAACTAACAGTTAATATAGTTTCATCAAGCGGATTAAGCGCAGTAGTGCCGCTAACTTCAGTGGCGTTTTCTTGTATTAAGAACAATCTACTTACTCCTGGTCTAAATTGTCCAGGATATGGATCTAAAATAGTTCTCCAGTTTATACTGTTACCCATTTTAACACTAACATACAGCGAATTATTATTAGCATGAGTAACATTCTCGCTTGGATCTAAAATCCTAGCATTACCGCCGTGTACAGTTATGCCAAAGTTTTCAATACTGGTTTTTGCTTTGTCTAATATGTCGCTAAAGTTTGGACCTGCCTCAACAGTATCTACACCCAAACCATCAATATAACCATTACCGGCAGAAATTCCGCCTTTATAAACACCCATTACAATATTGGTAACAACGCCAAGTGTTTTAACTTTACTTGGTGGACTGATCCATATTGGCATGTCAAATGTTAATGAAGCAACATCAATATTACTTTCTGCACCAACTGGTACTTGTCTACTGCTAAATGTCATATTAGTCAAATTGACCACGCTTAAACTGGTCCAGTCTAAGTAATTGTCAGTTGTTTGTATTTCCAAACTAGGATTAAACAACATCATAATTTGTTCTAATATCTGCAACTTTTGTTCAGTACTTGTACTCCAAATATCTGCTTTAACTGTTAGTTTATATGGCGTCGGCATCAAACGTTCTACAGTATAGTTTTTACCCTGTGTGCTAGTATACGCACCGTCTTCAACGTCTCTTTCGCGAATGTGTACTTTGCCCACGTGAGTAGCATCTGCCAATCTTTCTCGGTCCATTTGTAAATCAGTAATATAAACAGCAATACGCGGAGCACTGTTAATCTTATTTTCACTGTTTTGACGATTAATGTTGGCAACTTGTCTATCGCTATCACCGTACATAACGGGCACTTGTTTAAGTGTGCCGTCACCATATTTTACTACAAAGTTGCTTAACAAACGAATTGTTTGTAACAAATAACGTCTTATCTGACCATCATAGAAAAATTGCATTATAAATCTGCCTTAGGTTTTAGAGCTTTACTCAATGCTTGACGCTCCACAATAACTTCGCCACCAATTTCTGCACTAGCAGTATTATTGATGAAACTAGTTTTAAGTGTTTGTTTAGTATCAGTGTTTGACATGGTCATACGTACTGCATCTTCAGTTTTTACCCAACGTGTTCCATCATACCTAAACAATCTATTAGGCATGAAGTCAGTACGCAAGTAATAATCATTTAAATGTGCGCTTGCTGGGAAATTTATCCCATGACCAAAATCAACACCGTTAGGAGGAACACCGTCGCCTAATAAGTAGCCAACATAGCCACTACGTACAGCACGTCCGTGTATAACACTAGCATCTGTTCCACCATCTGCGTTGCCAATAAAACTTGCATCAATAGCGGTTTGATCCGCAGTTTGTAACACTGGCTTACCAGTATTTGGATCAATAGC